CAAATATCCTTATATACTTAAGCCCGTACAGAAAAATGTCGCTACCCGCAAATATTATGACCAAGACGGGGATTATGAATATATACCCGCTACACCAAAGTACGAAGCATTGGAGTTTGTAATAGGTTTTGCCTACAAAGGTGCTACCAATGGTGCCGATACTTACATAAAGAACTTCTTGGATTATATAGTAGGTGCGGAGATAACCATATATTCCGAATTTACCAAGACTGGCCGAGCAAAAAGCAGGGTAGTAACCGACATAACCGATTCAAAGTTTTTCAGGGCAGGAAAGGATATTGTCGAGTTCGACATAACCTTCAAGACCAATGATCCGAATACCAATACTTCACTTACACTGACCGTATAATGACAAATATAATTCAGAAAGGCACAGCCAGCACCGTCAGGACTACCGCTTATAGTCTGCAATATAGTGGAACTTTTATGGAGATACCGATGCTTACGGTTACCATAAAATCTCCCGCCCTTATTGCTTTTGCGATAGGTGACTTCATTGTGTGGGATTATGACGGACTGACTTATACGCTTAAAGAGTTACCGCCGGTATCCAAACAATCTACTGCCAACACTTACGGTGAGGCTTTTGTCTATGAGGGTGTAAAGTTCGTTTCCGCTTTGGCCGAGATTAAATATCTGGAGTTTCTTGATGTTGTACCAAGCACAGACATTACAAGCCATTTCAGCTCATTACCGACCTTCTCATTCTATGGCAATGTATTTGCCCTCATAGACCGATTGAATGCAAATTTAGGCCGTTTATATGCGAACTGGATAGTGGAGGCTGCCGATGTGGAGAGCGGTGATATTTACGATGCACTATATACCGACAGGGATGTGACTATTGACTCCCCTATTAAAGTAAGAGATGCACTTGCTTTGGTTTATTCGATGTGGGGATTGGGTTTCGTATATCATTACGATACGGTTACGGCAAAACACACCATAACAATTGGTGAATACGGGGCAGATACAGGCGGGTTCTCTTACGGGCAGGGCAATGGTCTGTATATGGTTGGCAAGACCATAACCAAAGAGGATTCTATCGTCACAAGGTTGAGGGCGTATGGTTCAACACGAAATATGCCTGCAAGATATTATAACACTAAGGCTATATTAGACAATAGGATATTGATACAGAATGACCCGATGTTATATCTGCCTAACCTAATGATCCCGTATACAAAGTGGGGGGAAAATCCGTACGAACCCGACCCCGAACTGGCTTATATCAACTGTAATAATGCCGACATAGAAATATTGTCAGGCGTTCCTGATACTTCTTATGCAAAATATGGTATACGGGAGCAGAGTGTTTATTTTGACGGTACGAATAACAACAAAGAGATATTTCCTACAATAGAGGGGATTACTTCTGACGAGATGAGAGATGCCGTAAGCGGTTATAGTGGGGCACAGCGTGAATTTTACATATCACCAGATGTAACGGCTTATCCAGACGGCACAAGGCTTGATAAAATTAAGGTTATCGACAGCACAACCGATGATGGCGTAATAAAGACTGACAATACATACAAAGCAGAACCTGAATTTGCGGGCGATACGGATGAGGTTACTATGACCGATAGGGTTATGACCAAAACTTTCTCCCCTATTTATTCCGCCACGCTGACAAGTGCAGGAGAGTACAAGGTTACTTTTACCGAGCAAAGCCTGACCGCAGTCTGTACCGATTCGTTAATTTCAGATGGTGTGTTGCGGGTTTGGATAGTTAAAGACGGCAATAGGTCTTCTTTAGCTGCAACTATAACAGGAGTAGCTATAACCAATGGGTTTGAGTTTGCTTTACCCGAATTAGTCTTAACCACACAAAAGGCAAATGGCCTATTTTCAATCGAAATGGATTTGGAAGTTACTCTTTCTGATTGGCACTTAGGCGATTTAGCAACGGTAACTTGGACAAGAGAGGCAGGGAAGATAACCTACGAATTAACAAAGACCGTACCGAACAACACATTTACAATCGAACTTAAACAGATCGGATTCGACATATTCCGATTCTTACCAAGTGCAGGTCAGATTCCAATAATCTCAATGACTTCGGGTTCGTGCGCTGCAAGACAATTTAATATCACTAAGACTACCTATCTTCCTGCAACCGATTCGTGGCAACTAACTTGTGTTAGGCAGAAAGATAACTCTATTGGACAATGGTTCCCTAACAGCAATTTTAAGATTAACGCAGAAGATAGCTTCGTATTGCTCAATATCAATATGCCCGATATACTTATTGATATAGCCGAATTAAGGTTATACGATGAGGGTTGCAAGTGGCTAAAGAAGCGTAAGGAGCAACAGTATATCTACGAACCTAAGATTGACGAGGTTTATATGGCTATTTTGGCCGCAGCAGGAACTCCCGAAATTATCAAGGAGGGGATGATGATGCCTTTGGTAGATACAGACTTAAGCGTACCAGAAGGAACTATACTTATAAATTCACTAACCGTTACAGAAAGTGAAGATTCAGTAAGAAAGTTTGAGGTGGTCTTAAGAGAAGATACCGATACGGACTTGCTTAAATATATCAACGCACAGGCCAAACAGGTCAGTTCAAGTGCGGTCAGTGGTATAACCAATGCGACTACTGCCACAACGGAACCTGCTGATCAGACAACTACGGTTACTTCATTGGGTTTCACGCCTGAAAATATAGCAAACAAGACAAGTGTGATTTCGGTTGATTCTACCGCAACACAATACCCAAATGCTAAAGCGGTTTATGATAAGGTTGCTGGTTTCGCTCTTTTGGCAGGTTCAGCAACGCAAGACTTTGCTGTTCAGAAACTCACTATGGCTACTTTGCAAATCCCAAAGACCGCACCCGCAGGAATGACTGTAAACCAATGGCATTTATCGGTGGTAGAAACTGGCTTTGCAGGTGAAGAGCCTTCAGGAGGCGGAGGTGTTACTTTATTTTCTGCTCTTTCTGATACTGCCCTAACTGCTGCTTTCCCTTATAATTCGGGAATGGTTGGTAGAGTGCCGATGATTACTGATTTAGGCAGCGGAGTTTATAAGTGGAGAGATACCCTCTTGGCGATTTCTCATATTGACGGACTTACAGCAGCAATTGCAGGTAAATTAGCCCTTCACGCAACAGCAGATGCAGTTTCAGGGCTTACTATAACAGCGGGGGCTTCTATATCCAACTCTAATACGGGCGACCAAACTTTATCGGGATTAGGTGGGCAGGCAGCTTTAAGCGGAACGGGTTTTGTAAAAATTTCAGGTACTACAATTTCTTATGACAACACAACTTACTTAGTTTCTACGGCAAAGGCGGCAGATTCAGACAAATTAAACGGACAAACTGCAACCTACTATTTGGCGGCTTCGCTCAAAGGTTCGGTAAACGGACTTGCCGAGTTAGATGCAAACGGCTTTGTCAAAAACACACAGTTACCGAGTTATGTAGACGACATTTTAGAAGGTACTTGGATAAATACTACTACTTTTAATGATTTAAGCAGTAATCCCTACACTCCCGAAACAGGGAAGATTTATGTAGACACAACGACTAATAAGACTTGGCGTTGGGGCGGTTCTGTTTATGCTCCCGTATCTGACACTCTGGCACTTGGCGAGACTTCCGCAACTGCTTACAGGGGCGACAGGGGAAAGACGGCTTATGACCATAGCCAAATTGCAGGCGGTACAGGGGTGCATATTTCCGACACAGAGCGGACAAATTGGGGAACGGCATATTCTCACTCACAAGTAGGACATTTATTATTAAGAGCTATTGGCGATGGCAATGCTGATAGTTATTTTGGTTCAGATAGTTTTGTTAGGCCAACAGGTACTTGTACAAATTTTCCTGTAACCATAAATAATGGGAGTGTAATTCTGACATTTCGGGGATTTGACTCAAATGCTTCGATACAACTATTCTCACATGCAACTACTGGAGAATTATATTTAAGAGGTACTTCTTACGGCACTACTTTAGGTTGGTATAAGTTATTTCATACAGGCAACTCTAATCTTTCCACAGTTCCTTGGACTGCATCAACAGTTACAATGAGTGAGAATATCAACACCCGATTAAGACTACCAAAAGCTGCACCCGCAGGAATGGAAGCTACACAATGGTATGTGAGCGTAACAGATACTGGCTTTGCAGGCGAAGAGCCGAGTGGCGGTGGTGGAGTTACTTTATTTTCTGCTCTTTCTGATACTGCCCTAACTACTGCATTTCCTTACAATTCGGGAATGGTCGGCAGAGTGCCTGTACTTACTGATTTGGGAAGTGGTGTTTATAAGTGGAGAGATACGGCACTTGCAATATCTCACATCACAGGCTTACAGGCCGCATTAGACGGCAAACAGGCAACGATTACAGCAAACACTTATACTCTTTTTGCACACACAGGGGCAACGGGAGCGGCACACGGCAATTCAAGCGATTCGGTAGCAGGTTTTATGACTGCTGCACAATATACTAAATTGGCAGGGATAGCCGAAAGTGCAAACAATTATGTTCATCCTACAACAGACGGCAGTTTGCATGTACCTGCAACAAGCACAACCAATGAAAACAAGATTTTAAAAGCGGGAGCAACGGCAGGAACCTTTGCTTGGGCGACAGAGTATAGTTATACTCACCCTACAACGGCAGGAAATAAACACATTCCTTCGGGGGGTGCGGCTGCAAATATCCTGATTTATTCAGCAGACGGCACAGCAGTTTGGGGAGCAAATAACTATGCTTTGCCAACAGCAAGTGATTCTGTTTTAGGCGGAGTAAAAATAGGTGCAAATGTTACGATTACCGCAGGGGTTATCTCTGTGGCAACTCCTTATTCACACCCTGCCACTCACGCAGCTTCGATGATTGACGAGAGTACAACAAGAAGATTTATCACAGACACAGAGCGGACTAATTGGGGAGCAGCTTATTCACACACTTCGCTGACCTCAACAGCTCACGGACTTGGGGCTTCGGCATTTCACGCAGATAACTATTTTCAGATAGCAGGAACATACCTTACAAAGGTTGCTTCCGCTTTCTCTGGTGATTTAAATACAATTACAGCCACTGGGTATTTAACTCTAACAGCAGGGGCGACAAATTCTGTTATATCTAATAATGCACAATCCATACTGACTTTTGAGCATAATGACAGCGCTTACTCTACGCAATTTCAGATGAGTTATTTAGCTGATTTTTATATCAGAGGTAGAAATGTAGGAACATATGGAAATTGGTATAAATTTTATCATTCAGACAACTCTAATCGTTCAACAGTTGCTTGGACTGCATCAACCATTACAGCCACAGAGAACATCTTTACAAAACTCACCATTCCTTCGTCGGCTCCTTCGGAAATGACAGCAGGGAGATGGTATATATCAATCGTATAATTTAAAAAATAAAATAATGAGTACAGCACCAAGTTCAGCATATCAGACCTCTAAAGCCAAAGCAGTTTTAGCGACAGGGGCGGACACATTCACCTCGTACCGAGATTTACTTCTCGCAAAGTTTCTGCAAAACACCACACCGGTTTCAGACTGGGGCGATGGGAACGGTTATTTCAACTCAACCGATACGGAAGCAGAGAAAATTGCCAAAATTAAGGACATCTTCAAAATTGACGGATGGAAAAGAGTAGACAGCCCACAACAAAAAACAGGAACGATAACCATTTCGGGAACTTCGTGTTCTGGTTCGGGAACTGCATTTACAACTGATTTTGTAATAGGTAGAAAAGTAGGGGCTTTGGTAGCCAATGCAGAGAGCATTTTGATTTGCGTAGAAACTTATGTCGTTACAGCAATCACTTCCGATACAGTAATGACCGTTGTAGCAGGAACGAATAGAAGTGGAATTGCTTACGCACAAATGGTTGAGGGCTTTGTGGGATACTGCTACTCTCGCACTTCGGGAAATGGTCTGTATCACAACTGGGATAACAATACCTCTCCTTTTGTCGCACGGGGTTCAGGGGTCAAATTGAACACAACCGTTTTGGATGCAGAATTGTTGAACGATGCAGGGCTGAACAGAAAGGCGGATATAACCATAACACCGACATCAGACCCGTTATGGACTTTCTGGGCTAACTGGATTAATTTTCCAGTATCTATGAGGGCGACTTTTTATGACGGGGTTACGGATTGGGGCTATTCGTGGAAGATAGGAGCAGGGGGAACTTATGCCGATGTTTCAACAGTAGGTCTGACAGGAACGCTGGGGGTTAAAGTAGCAGCGACAGCATTGGAAAAGGGATTATTTATCACAGGTCTTGATTATTTAGATGACATATATTTCAAACCTTATATAACAAGCAATGAGGGTACTTTTTACGGTACGGAGCTTCATTTTACCGCAGACGAAGCAGTCTGGACAGACGGGGCATATCAGGTTGTAAGTGCAAATGGAGATGTCGTTCCGGGAGCCTTGTTTCTCTTTGCCACAGCTTCAGACGGTGCAACGCTGATAGACGGTAGCACCGTTACCACATCGGATGCTTCGACAGGAATATTTTTATACCTTAACGAATATTTTGTAAGCGGCAACCTATTGCCAACAGGCTATTATGTTATCGGTGCAGAAACCACAAAGGCATATTATATAGTAAATGGACAGGTAAGAAAATATGAGACAAGAACACCTGCAACAGCTTCAGTTAGCTTCTATCTGACTAATTTAGGTATGATAGAGTATCCTGAATGGAGAGTAATTGCACAGGCGGTTGATGCTGCAAGCGGGTTCCCTAACCACCTTACAGTTGCAACAGTAGTAACTTATTACACTGAAAGCGGAGGAACTTACACCCCAACAGGAAGCACCGTAAATGTGGATGTACACCTCAATATCGGCGATACTCGTGCACAGAGCGCACTATCACTTATTGCACCACCTGAGGGAGCGACATACGCAAAAGTTACAACAGCCGAAGCAGGAATAGGACTGGCAGTGATCAGCAATTATGTAGCAATTTAAAAACAATTATTATGAACAATTTTATCGGAATTTTAGTTATCGTATTAGTCTTGGCAGGAATAGGGATATTAGCCTATTTCAAACTCAGAAAGGAAACAACAGCCACAGGAAAGGTTGCAACTGTTTCGCCTAAAGTAATAAAAGTCAATGACAACAAGACAAAGAAAGACATAATTTTGTAAGAATCGGGGCAAATTTGCCCCTTTTCTACCAACCTAAGCTATTTTTTAGTACCTTTGTACTAATTATTAAACAATTTTTTATGACACACAGAGAAGTAAAGACAAGACAACAGGAAGTAAGCATCTTAATCGACTATCTGGTTAAGTTAAAGATTAAAAACGGCACCCTATTTTACGGACTAAACCGCAATGTGGAGTTTTTGGCAAAGGCAAATGAGGAAATAGACAAGATGACCAAACAGACCTTGCCCGAACTATTTGAACTGGAAAGCAAAGCAGTTGCGACAATTAAGCCACTCAATGACAAGATCGAGAAAGACAATGCCAAGCTTGCCGAAAAGGAAAAGGACAGCGAGGTCAAAACCAAACCACAAGAACTTTTGACGGTCATAGATGGACTGGCCAAGCTAACCAAAGAAGAGCAGGACAAGCACGATGCCCTGATGCTGGAATACAACAAGCTGTTGGACAAAGAAGATGATGTCAGAACCTATTTGCTTAAAAAAGAGGTTTTAGATGACCTTGCAATTGAATTTGGAGCAGTACAGATATTATCTCATTTTATCGAAAAAGAAGATTAATTATTAACCACTTAAGAACTATACAACCGTCAGGTTGGTAACACACATCATTTTAAATAATAACATTATGACTCAACAGGAAAACATTAGTCTTAAAGACTATTTTACAGCAATCATGGACGAGAGGGATAAATCTTTTGGAGAACGATTTGACTCTGTCGAAAAATTGATTAATAATAACTCAAAAGAAGCTAAGGAGGCTGTTAAATCGGCACTGGACGCACAGGAAAAAACCACTAATGCGGCATTTATGGCAGCAAAGGAGGCCGTGCTAAAAGCTGAAATAGCAGCAGAAAAACGGTATGATAATTTTGCAGAAAATTATACTAAGGCTTTGGATAATATATCAAAACAAGTCAGTGAGTTGCGTGAGTCTAGGAGTGGAGTATCAGGAGAGGCCACAGGTCGAAAAGAGACTGGCATAACACTAACAAATGTTATTTTAATATTGATAGCAGCAGGCGCATTGGTAGCTAACTTTTTTAAAGGATAAATTATGGAACCGATTATCAAGAAAAACGGGTCTTGGATAAAGACAATGTTTGAGGATAACGGGGGGTATGTCTCCTCAAAGCGAGGATTAGGGGCACTATGTCTTATTTTCGCAATGGGTATGTGTACAGTCGTGTTTTTTATGAGTACACCAAAAGACATTTCAGGAAATATACTGACTATGCTTCTAGCTACACTTGGAGCAGGAACAGCACTTTTAGGAATTACAATTTTAGAAAGAAAATAAGAAATGAAAATTGCCGAATTGCTCGAAAAACACGAAGCGTATAGAAGATTTGTTTATAGAGATTCTGTTGGGAAACTAACGGTTGGTATAGGTAGAAATTTGGAAGATAGGGGGCTTACTCACGAAGAATCTGTTTACTTGCTAAATAACGATATTGCAGACTTCACAAAACAACTATCTCTCAAACTGCCTTGGTTCAAAACGGCTCCCGATAATGTAAAATTAGTTTTGACGGATATGGGTTTCAATCTCGGAATTTCGGGCTTATTAACATTTAAAAATACATTGGAACATATTAGGAAAGGTGAATACAATTTAGCGGCAGAGGAAATGTTACTGAGCAAGTGGGCAAAACAAGTCGGGATTCGTGCAATCGAACTTTCAGAAATACTTAAAAACACAAGCAAATAAAATCATGTTAAAAAATTATAAGTGGTATATTATTGTAGGATTAGTGTTTGTTGCCCTCATTATATGGCTGAACATTGCACTATACAAAATTAGAGAGTATAAGTCTAATGAAGGTAAGATTATTAGGGATACTACGATTGTAGTAAAATATGATACTATCAAAATAACCAAACCCGTGTATGTTTCGCAAAAGGTCATAGATACCCTTTTAGTGCCCATTACAGACACTTTAAGGCAGAATGATACTTTATATGTCCCGATACCTAAAACTCAAAGATACTATGCAAAAGATAGCTTATATATGGCGTGGGTGAGTGGGTACAAACCCAACTTAGATTCCATAAAGGTATTTCCAAAAACGGTGTACTCAACTATAACAAATACCATTTACCGTAAACCAACTAAAATAGGATTTGGACTTTCGGTGGGATATGGTGCATCACTTATCAATGGGCAAGCTAAAATTGCACCATCTGTTACGGTAGGACTGTTTTATCGGATTTGGTGATATGAACTGCACCTTTGAAGAATACATGGCCGATGTTTGCTCTCAGTTGGAGTGCAATAGGTCTGCCGAAGATATAAGTAAATACGGTTGTTATACCTATACCGAGCAGACCGTAAAGGATAACTTGGATTACTTTAAAGAGTGTTTGTCGAGAAGTGAAGGTACATATAATGCCTTATTGTTTTTTAACTATTATTTGTATGATGAGCTATAATTGCTTATCTTTGCATTTGATTCTTTACCGTTGGTCTGGAACTTACAGAGGTTTCAAACGCTGAACCCGAATCAGCGTTTACTATTGCGGGGTGGCGCAGAGGCAGCGCGCTTGGTTCATGCCCAAGAGGTCGAGATTTCAAAATTCTCTCCCGCTACAAATTAACATTTTAAAATAAATTATTATTTTGATATTAGGAATATAAAGAGTATCTTTGTACAAAATTAATAACAAATCTATGCATGAAATAATATCTATTTGTAGAGGAGGAGGATATATGTATTGTAAAACATCACCTCTACATCCAAAATCAAACTCAAATGGACTATATCCATTACATCGCGTAATGCTTGAAAACAAATTAGGTAGATATTTATTATCAACAGAAGTAGCTCATCACATAGATGGAAATAAATTTAATAATACTCTCGAAAATTTAATGGTGTTGTCTAATAGGGAACATGCAATACTCCATTTAAGAAAAGATGAAATGATTAATTCAATCTGTCCGTGTTGTGGTAAGGAGTTTCAAGAAAAACCATGTTACTATAAACTAAGACAAAAAAGGAATAAATCAGGGAAAGTATTTTGTTCAAGATCTTGTGGCGTAAAACAAGACCCCTCATAACCCATTAGTCAGAGGTTCGATTTCTTTCCCGCTACTAATTAAAGAGTTATCTTATCTGCCATGTGTAGAAAAAGAAAAGATTCCGTTTAGCTTTCGCTAAGCGGTTTCGGCTTTTATATTTCATTCCCACTTTTGGCTGCATTTCACTACCAAGTTTGGCGGGAAATGTCAAGTTTTTACGGGTACAAACTATCATTTTTGTAACAAATTTAATCTATTTTTGTGACAGCAGTGTCGCATATATAGTACATTTTGGCGACAATTTTGTATTGTATACAGAACAAAACTAAGGCAATGGGATAATTCTTTCCACTAAGAGGGGTACGCAAGGATAATTTTGTCGATTAGTAAAAACCCGCACAGCAAGTGGAAATCTTTTCAACTGGGTATGTAAAATTATACTTTTGGATATAATACCAATAAGTATAACCGCAAAAAGTCAACTGACAGGTTGACAAATAGCTCGTGTAAGTAAATTTATAAGTTGACATTTTGCATTATTATTATTGCAGATGAAAACAGGGCAAATTCAATGATAATGTTCAATATTTATCATTGTTCAATGGCAATGAATCTTTGTTTTCACTGAACGATATGATCCGATAACACCCGATATGATTCGATAATGAGCTATAAATGCTGCATTTCGGAAATCAAACAAATGGCACTAAATAGCATTTGCTGCCGAATTATAGAGCAACTCCACAACAGAACAATAAAGAACAAGGACAGTAGGCTACAAATTGACACCGACTCATTCGTAATTCGCGTTACGCAAAAGGTGTAACATATTCGCAATTTTGCGGTTAAACCTCAGCTTTTTCGTTGCAATTCGTATCTGTGAAATAAGGTTAAAGCTGATAATTAGGATATAAATGGCAGCTTATGTTAAGGAAATTAACTTCCCGAACATGCTAATAAGATCATTACTAATAAAACTATTACTAATACTCATATTGTATGCTATAGTGTACATAAACTATACTTTTTGTACAATATATCAAACATTATGCACAACTAACATTATGTCGGCAATTACCTTTTGCGTCAAGATAAACCCTAAGAATAGCCACTTATCGTGCCATGAAAGGTAATGGTTTGCTTTTGTGCGGTTAACTATACTAAGAGTGTGGTTATATGAATTAATTTAAACTGCAAACTTTAAATAATACCCATAAGTGCGGTTTATCCCATATCTGGCATTAAAACTTAAAGAGAGCACAAATCAAAAAGGCAGCCACGATTGACTGCCTTCCAACTTAAATTAAACCATGAAAAATGAAACTAATTGTTTTGCTCAACAAATGTACGAAAAATATTTTTAATATCCAAATTTATTTGAATCCAAAGAAATTTTTAAGAAAATCCACATCGTTTGATTTTATAGGAACCATTATCGTCTTGTGATAGATAATATCCTTAGTCCCCATCTTCTTCTCGATTTTATTCATTGCATCAAATGCGTTTTCGGCAGATACTTTTGTTCTCAGTTTTTTGCCGTCTATCTCAAAATAAACTTCGTATACCATTTTCGTTTTGATGTTAATACCAATTATTATACCTCGCCATTTCGTACCGATGTGCCTCTGTGATTACTTGACAGTAATTCCAATACTTTTCATCCATAGGATCATCAGTATTCTTTTTGCAGTAATCCTGAGCATCTTGTGGATTGTCAAATAACCTAACCTCGACATTATCTACATCTTGGCTCTTTCCGCTTGTGTGTAATACAATAATCATAATTTTTAGTTTTAAATCTTTATTGGTAACCCTGCATAAACCCAGCACAAAAGCAAACTATCTCTTTCCTCCCCGTTTGTCCTATTTCGGTCTATGCCTGTTATCTTTACTATCTCTTCGTGACTTATCTTTTGCCCTTTTATTTTCCATATTTTGCGTAACGGCTTTTGCTCAACACAGCTAATCCCTTTCCTCTTGCAATAAGCAACAATCAGCATTCCTATCATTTGATTTTGGCCTACATATAACGCTATTCTTTGTCCACCCTTTCCTGCCGCTTCGTGATAGTTCGTGATTGAATTTAACCAGCCTGCCTCAACTATTACTATGGCTTCTTCGTGCTTGTCAAGTTCGGCAAGTAGATCGAAAAATTCAAGAGTGCCCAGATAGGTACACTTACCATTTTCTAATACGGCAAAACCACTTTTATCGGTGTCTGGGTCGATGCCAATATATTCGGGGTTTTTCATAGCAACTTTAAATATCTATCATAGTTTTTTAAAAAGTTTTCAGACTGCTTGTAATGAAATATATAATGGCAAACGCAAGTTCTATGAACCTTTAATACCTCTGCTATTTTATCATTTATGCCCGTCTGAAAATACATCTGCCAGACATATTTTGCAAAAATAACCTTCCACATTACATTGACATCTTTCCTGCAGGAGGTGATCTGTTCCAGCGTCATTTCAGAAACTTGCTCTAAAGCGTCAATTTCTGCCCTAAATTCGCTTTGTGGTTTATCTTTTACCTCTTGGGTACACTCTTCTGTTGTTTCGGGCTTGGCGTGCTTAAATAGCCTAAAAACGGCATTAAATAGCTTCCTCATTATTTTCCATTTAGTTTAATATTTTTACAGTAATCGAAGTTCATTAAATGGTCTATTTCGTCAAGTTTGCATTTGCAAAGTATCGGTTGGTCATTCCAGCCCTTGTTGTGCTCCCCAAAATGGTTATCGCAAGTCGCACAGGAGCCTATCGGTTTTTCCTTAATCTTTGCCATTCTTCGGTGTTAATCTGGCTGTCATTACAGAACACGCCTCAGTTTCGCCTAAGCCAATTACATGGCAAAATAACTGAGTTGGCTCGGTAATATTCAGTATTATTACTTCTTTCTCACAGCCTTTATAGTCCTTATCAAGAATGGCTGTATCGCCTACTTTCAAATTGTGCGGGTTATTTTCCATTTTGTATGTTATTAATTTTATAAATCATAATAGCAGTAGATATTATATCTTTTACATATATTACATTTGGCGATTCTGCCGAGTTAAGCCTTTCGATTAAATCTTTAGCAATATCCTTATCGAATCCCGCAGGGTATCTTTCATCACCTCGCATTATAAGCCACCTACCATCATCGGCCAAGTCTAAATGAAATTTATTTTCCATCGGGTTTAGCTTTAAAGGTAGATTCTACTCTGCTTGCTGCCATTCCTGTTAAAATACAAAAAAACAGCCAACCTGCAATTGTCCAAAAACCTTCAATTTTTGATTGGGCGATTATAGCTACTGCTCCAAATAGCAAAACCAAAAAGAAGTTCCAAATAAATTTTCTTGTTTCCATATTCTAATTTTTCTGCAATGTAATAATAATTTTCTAATCTGCAAATTTTATTTTATAATAACCTTTGTAAATTTGACTTATTGTGGATTGTGGTGAATTTTTGCAATTCATCAATCAATTGCATTACTTTTTCTTTACTCGGTTCTGGTAGTTTATTATTGCCGCTATCTGCCCCGATATTTACCTGTTCTGGATTACATTGTTTTATCAACTGAACCATCTCCCTCATATTAAACTCCATTATTGGCTCAATGGTTACAAATGTTTCAAATCCGCAATCCGATAACATTTTCATATATTTTGCCCGTTCTTGTGGCTTTGGGCTGATCCTCATAATTTCAGGATAAAATATGTCGCTCTCGATTGTGGTGCAAATTACGGATTTAGGCAGTTCAAAATTCAATACCCTTTTTGGATTTTTGGTTTGAAAAAGATATTTGTTGTCGAATTTTCTGCAATGGTCAAGAGTTTTGATAATCCAATCTTCGGGGATATTCTCCGCAAACATATCGCAACTGCTACCAACAAAGATAAAATTTCCTTTTCCTAAATCGGTTTTTAGTTCCTTTTTGTCAAATCTGACTGGGTTTAGTTTACCCCACCGCTTCATGTAACAGTACGAACAGTCGTGGTAACACTCCCCTTTGATTGTGTTAAATGTATGTGTTACAAAATCATACATATTTCCCTTACTTAAATTTAGTCCCATTTTTAATGGTTTTATATTATTTTGCTGAAATTTTATTATGTTAAATAGAAATTAAATTAATAATTTGTTATTTGTGTCATACTTTCGTTATACCTAAAAGCAACATCTCCTGTGGCTCCTTCTCTGTGCTTCGCAATTATTATCTCACCTATTCCCGCACTCAATACCATTTGTCCATCCCATAACTTAACATCCGTTATTCCGTAATATTCAGCCCTGTAAAGAAACATTACAATATCTGCATCCTGCTCAATAGCACCAGATTCCCTCAAATCGCTTAATTGCGGTCTTTTATCCGCCCTTGCTTCCGTTTGCCTTGAAAGCTGGGAGAGTAAAATGATAGGCAAGTCAAGTTCTTTTGATAGTATCTTAGCCTGTCTTGTGGTCTGCGAAACCTCCTGCTCCCTGTTCCTGTTTTTCTCGCCGGTTGTCATATCAGCTAATTGAAGATAGTCAATAAGTACTATTTCGCACTTACCTTTGCGTTTCATAATGCGGGAATGATTGCGGATATATGCCATCGAAACTTTTGGATTTGGATCAATGTATATAGGCAAATGAGATAAAAAATTCTGCGCCTCCATAAGTTCTGTCCATTGCTCAAACTCGCCTGATTTATACGCATCATAATCAAAATTACCTACTGACATTAAAAGCCTGTCGGCAAGAGAAATATCTGACATTTCCAAAGAATAGATACAAACCTGAACACCTGCTATTGCTGCTTCCTTTGCAAAGTGCATCATCATAGCACTTTTTCCCATTGCCGGCCTCGCTGCCAATACAATCAATTGACTGCCCTTCCATCCATTTGTCAACCTGTCAAGTGGCCGTATGCCTGATGTAATCCCTATCTGTCTGCCCTCCTTGCGGTCTGTAACCCTTTGCTCTGCCCTTACTACCGCTTTCTCTGCAATTACTGAAATGTGCTTGAATCCGTCATTTTCAGAAGTGGTTATATTAAACACCTCCTCCATTCCTGATTGAGCATATTCAATGATTTTTTGTATTTCTTCCTTTGATTCACATAATGTAACCCCCTGAACAAAATAGTTCCTTAATAACTTTGAAGCATGGTGCTGTTTAAGCAATAGGCAATAATCCTGCAATCTATCTGCGCTCACTACTTCCCTTGTCATATCGGTTAGATATGTAACCCCTCCATTAGCCTCTAATTCGGTCTGCAATGCATTTGCAAGTATGAAAAGGTCTATTCTCCTGCCTTCATTGTTAAAGTCATTAATTTGTGAGAAAATAATCCTCTCTATGCCTGTGAACATATCCGATGTTACAAGTTCACACGCCAAACCCGCTGCCTCTGGTTCTGCAATTACTGATGCTATTATTAGTTTTTCAAATTCTTTCATATCTTAAATCATTGCACCTTTTGGTTTGGTTTGTTCTAGGACTGGTTGTTGGTAGGTTCTTTGTTTATAGACCTTGTTGATGTTTAGTGCATTTGTATATGTCTCTCGCCAATCAATTGTTTTTGTCTTTGTGGCCTTCCTTTTTTTCCACCCCTTTTCTGTTCCCCAATATTCAATAAACGCTTTTTTTAGTGTTAAGAGAATATCTACATTTGGGTTTATCTCTTCTTTGGATAGAATAAAATCTCTGTCTGCAATAAGTGACTTATAAGCCTCCTCTGCCTCTTGCCTGTAAATATCAAAATTCTCTTTCCATAAGATAGTTTCTTTATCCTTATCCTCTTCCTTATCTTTATCTTTATCCTTTTCCTTATCTCTTTGTATAGTCTTTGTATAGTCTATCCATAGTCTATGATTTTTTAAAAGAGTGATATAAGACTGATGTGGTTTATTTGATTTATTTTCTTCAATAAGTACACCATATTGGAAGTGGCAAAAATCGGTTATCCAAAGTTTTTTACAATTAAACCATTTTATTTTTTCACCAAAGGCATTAGAAATATCTTCACGGGTAAATTCTTCTCCTATTATAAAAGATGCAAGTTCTAAATCTTCCTCCCATACACCAACTGAATCACAATTGCAAATTAAATAAAGCCAAAACAACTTGTGTTTCGGTGATAGCTTTCTGAACCACTTATTTTGTGTCCAGATTGTTGTTTCTATAAATCTTTTCATAATCCAATAAATTCAAAGTAAAACATTCCCCTTATCAGCTTATACGGATATTTATTTAATACCAATTGCTTAAACTGAATCAGTTCTAAATCTGCCTTTTTTCTATTACAATCGTAACACGAAAGGCATAAATTTCCCCTTGTTCCGTCTTTGTATTTTGAGAGTGGTTTAATATGGTCAATCTCCGTATTACTAACATCTCGATAACCCAAGATTAGTTCGCAGCCACAATAATAGCACCTTCCATGTTGTTGTGCCATTCTCTTTTTGTAAAATGATTCTGATAGCTTCATAGTATCCTCATAAAACAAGAACTCCCACAAAAACAATACTATCAGTTCCGTAGGGATAAGTTAACCCATCTGATAGTATTTGCCTCTGTGAGAGCCTATTTGTTAAATGTATTTTTTTTGTCATAACTTATTATTTTTTCAACGGTTCTACAAAGGTACACATTTTATTTTAATCTACCAAACTAGTTAAAAGTCTTGTTATTTTATTACATATTTTTAGACTTTCCTGATCAAACTCTTTTTTGGTAATTTCTATCGTACAGGAAGATAATGTCAATTGGGCTTCTGGTTCTATCCTTATTATTCCGTGACTATCTTTCTGCAAAGTAGTTGCTTCCACCCAAAAAGGCAAAGAAACAGCCGTAGCCTTGATATACATCCACCAATAATCTTTTTCAGTTTGTGGGCAACTATAACAATTCCGATATTTGAAATATTTGTTAAGATATTTTCCCTTAAGTTTTGGCAGTTCTTCTTCGTTTTCTATTCTTTCTACCCTTGCTTGGAGTAGATTCAATTTCCGCACAAGTGCAGATTCTTTTTCTTTTAGTTCTTTTAAATTTGTATTCATTTTATTTTAATTTTTCACTTATTCCCTCACTTAATCCCTCAGTTTCCATACAGAAATAAAACATATTTCCTTTTGTTTTCGGTTCTCTCACAAAATTGGCTTCGATAGCATCTTTGTTTGTGAATTGCAACACCTTTGTCGTTAAGGCTTCGAGCGTTCTTTCGCAAAACAGTTTAAGCAGGATAGGTTCCATTACTTTTTATTCGGTTTATACTGACAGCGTAAACACACCCCAGTCTTAATAAGGTGGCCGTACCAAAGTCCGCACCAAAATTTATAAATTAGCGTCTTCTGTTCCGCTACTGCCTTTTCGTCATCGGTTAAATTTGCATTTTCGTACTCTTTTGCTTGTTGCATCAGGTTGTCAAACATCTGCTTGCCTATCCCTGTTTCAATGAATTCCATGTTAAAATGTTTTAATTATTTAGATATCCGTACTATTTTTATCAAGGGCAGAGGTAATCCCCGGCCATCTCTTCCAATCGTCATACATTTGTTCGATTGTTTCTTTGTCGTGACCCGTGAGCCACATACAAAACTCTAAAAGCTCACTATTTAATTCAGTGTCTTTTACTTCCACCCATTTTTCCTTATCAAGTTTTTCCCAAAAATCATGACCTTGTTTGGTGTTCTCCCAGATAAAAGCCGTTCCAATAGTTGTATTTACTGAAATAATGCCATCTACGCAGTTATCTAAAAACTCCTGCAAGACTCCTTTTTTCATTAAAAACATCATTAGTTCTTTTGAAAGGGGTAGTGTGTAGTCTGTTGAGTTCATAATTAATTTATTACTCCTTATTTTTTTATGTCAAATCCAATTATTATATATTCATTAATCAAGTCGCCCTCTCGGATTACCATTTTTCCTCGTGCGATAAGATCATAGGGGCTACTTAAGTCTGATTTAGCCACTTTTACCTTATTGTGGCTATGTACTACCGCTATTCCAATTTGGATTAAACCTTGCCACACTGGAAGGCTTTTAGTCGTGTATCTCACCGTCTGGCAGGGATAGGGAATTTCGATCTTGTGTTGCATAGGGAGTATATTATTAAACCGATTATTGTTATCGCTGATCCTATTATTGACCAACCAAACGCCTTGTATGAATTAGCTAATTGGTCTTCTCTTTTACCTTGTCCAAAGTCAACTAAGGCTTCTTCAACCGCTTCTTGTGTTAAAGGTTCGCCACTCATTTCGTCATTAAAGTATTTTCTTGCTTTTTGTTTTAGTGTTTTCATTTTGTTTGTTGTTTTTGTTTCCAATTCGGATCGGGGTCGGGTATGTTAGCGTTAAGATATTCGCTACAATAATTACGAATAGCATTACAGTAAGTCATTTCTTGAATTGTAACGAACTCTGATTTGCTAAGTGGTATCTTTAAGACTTCACCAGTCTCTCGATTCATAACCTCTTTATTCGCAAACATTGACTTCCAAAATAGGTCTACTTGATCAACATTCACAAATTCATAGCCGGCATCATTTAAGGCAACCATTGAAAGAGGGTAACACACACTATACAAATACGAAAATTGCAGATGAGTAGCCTTCCTGTGGAACTTCTCAATGGTTTCTCTGTATCTTCCTTTTGGGAGTGCATCAAGCTCTCGTTGTCTTAATTCGGGATTCAAGACCGTGTATGGCTTCCCATCCTCCTTATCTACTATATACCGTATTGGTTTCATTATTCGTTATTTAAGTTTATTAGGTAAATATTAAATAAGACACATTGCTATTTAAACTCGTTTTCCAAATCCAATGTGTTCAGCCAATCAGCAACTACTTTTAGTGTGTTCAGCCTGATTCCAATCTCCTGAAACCATAGCGTTTTGCCTTTGAATGTCTTTAACGGCAACGCTAAATCTGCATAGATTGGGTCTTTCGATAAGATGTACTTGTGCAAATATAATGCAACATCTGATTTGTCATTGCCATACACAAAGAAGTGGTTGTTGCACCTGTCTCCTCCGTTTGTTCTGTTCTTGATTGTAAGCGTCTTGCTTCGTTTCATAAAGTTTGCCATAGTTATTTAAGTTTTCTCTAAAAAAATTAATTTAAAGGGGGTCGAAATTAACCCCCTTTGGTTTTTCCCGCACTATCCGATATAATGCAATATCGTCTTAATTTTACCGTCTTTCAGCTTAATCCTTTGCCTCACTCGTACAAACTTGCTGACTTTGGTAACGCTTAGGGGTATGTTTTTTCCGTTCCCGAAAAATCTGCCCTCTGTCTCACGCCTTGCCTTTCGATTCGGCAAAACGCTGATGTACCTATCTTTTATCGGATTGGAAAGGGTTGTTACGCCCTCTCCGTCCGTCTTGTAAATCTTTTGGTATGGTATATTTCGGTTCATACCTATTGCTTTTTCAGGAAGTCCGGCACATCATCTTCCGGCATATCTTCACCATGTGGTGGGTCGTTCTGCTTTGGTTGTGGTACAAATGGCGGTTTAATTGAGAAAGATAAAAACTCACCTCCGCTTCGCATTGGCTTTTTCCAAATGGAAACTTCCAGTTTTTCACCACTCGGTGTTACTATCTCACCCTGAAAATCGGGCTGTGTGTCTTTTGTCTTTTGTTTCGGAAAGGCTGAACCTTGTCCTGCTTTTACTTGATAATCTGTTGCCATAATCTTACTTTAATTTGATTTTAATTGTTTCCTTCACTTGTGATATTTTAATGTATTTTTCTGCCTCCGCAGGGTTGTTCTCCTTGAATCTTTTAGTGTCGAACAGCTCCTTTGTGTAAGGCTCTACATAGGTTACAATTACCTGTTCGCCCTCCATCTTCTTAACGCCATATTCGGTCATCTGCTGCAACAAAAACGCTTTTAGATTTTCTAAATTGGTTTGCTTTATCGCAAGTTCCTTTTGTGTGGTTTGTATAAAACTCTCCAGATCGGCAACCTTTTGCAGTTGTTGGTTCATCTCTTCGGTCAGTATGGCGGGTAGTTCTACCGGTAGAACAAAAGGCTGCCCGTATTGTTCCGCATCCATAAGGCTTTTCACCCGTTCGTCTGGCTTTCTCTCCACCTCGACAAACTTGTGTTTTGTGCCTCGCAGCCATATACCATACAGCTTACGGACTTTAAGGTGCGGATTCTGTTGCTCGAAAAGGTATGCACTTACGGATAGCTGCCAAGAGAGGGATTCCATATCCAGTTCGCTTGTGGTCTTTACATCGCCCAAGTCGATAAGCCCCTCTTGCGGTTCGCCGACTATGATGACCTTGTCGATTTTGGTTGCATAGTAAACAAGGTCAGATACCAGATACTCATTGTCTAAAACAACTATGTTATTTTTCTGCTTCATCCCTATCCATTTCTGGGCTTCTGTGCCCTCTGCATACCCGAACCTGTCGGCCATCTCGCATTGTTCGTGTATCAGCGTACCTCGTTCGGCTGCAAACCTCAACACCTCTTCGCTTATGCCTTCGTATTTAGAAGGGTTGATATGTTTTCCGTACAGGTGTGATGTGCCATGTAGTTGCAGTTCTTCGTGCCAATATTCGTGTATCGGGTCTGGTATGTATCTTACGGGTGATTGGTTTAGTTGCATCATTGGGTCAGTTTCTTATTATGTGCATTTAGCAGGTCGTTAAATTCCTTGCAGTGTACAGCCTTGTTCTCGCTCCAATACTTACCCAATTCCGATTTTGTGGTGATCTTTGCTATTTCGGCCTCATACTTTGCTTTGTCAAATGCTAACGGAGTGGGTGGCGTGGCTACCACTTTGGGTGCGGCGGGTGCTTTGGGTTGAGTTGCTTCTGCCTGAACATCGTATTTGGTGCGGTCTTTTCCAAAATAAACATCTGCACCCATTCCCAACGATTTGCAGGCAACAGAAAGAGCATCGGTAAATGCCATTTTGAAACACTCATCCGAAGTATAGAGTCCTTTAGTTTCATTGGTCACAAAAGATGATCCGCCAAGTCCGGGTATTGCTTCACTCCAAACATCGTTAACTCTGATAAATAGGTTAATGGTCACAAAGGCTGCAAATTCTTTATTACCGCCCTCCTTTAGTTCCTGCGATATAATCTCGTATTTCCACCCAAAGCCACATAGCCCGAATTGTTCGGTAAGCGTTTTTATTCTCCACATTGGGTTTATATCTGTAAAGCCCTTTAGCCTACCGCCGATAATTTCTTTTTGCGCCTCTTTTGGCACAACTCTAAATTTGTTGTAAATCGTTAAATTTTCCATTTTTATTATTCTTTTATTGGTATTAATACTCTGCAACTTGGACAGCCACAATCTTGGGCTTCAATATAATCATCTTCTGTTTCAAACTCATAGCCACAATACGGACAGATAAACATCTCTTCCGTCTTATTCATTCGTCTGTCGTCATTTCTCATTTCCGCATCGGTTTCAGCATCCAACCTTAAATCGTCTGCATCATTTTCTGGCTCGGTTGTAGGGTTTCCATCCCATGAAAATTGCTTCATTTTAATCTATTAATTTATATTATTTATATTTGCAAACTCACCATACAGTTCAATAGCCTTTGCGTTGTAAGCTTTTGCTGCTTCGATTTCAGATACGAAATAACCCAAATGAACTTGTTTGCTGTTAATCATTATAGTTGCCCGCCATTTGCTATAAGACTTATAAAAACTCACACCCTTATAAATAGAAGATACATTTCCCTGTTTCTGCCGGTTCATTTGATTTTCACCTCTCGTATAGAATCGCAAATTGCTTTTCTTGATTGTTCAACAAGGTAGACGATATACTCCCAATTAAATACCATGCAAATCGGTAACTTCTTATATCACTGGTTTCGTAAACATTAATCATAACTTATCTTATGCTTCGGATAATTCGAGACAAACTTCTGATAGAAGAGTTATGCCCTGTGCATTAATATAATTATCAACAGATTTTAATGCTTCTCCGCAAAAAGATTCTGAATGATTTGGTATAAACCCTCTCACTATATTATTGTAGTCATTGTTTCCAATAAACCCTTTTAGAGGAACGAAATGTTCTAGAATTGTATATGAATGTAATTGTACTCCATCAAAGGTTATATATAAATAATCGTATTTATCTACTCCTATCGCAATAAAACGCTCTACTCTACAACCGCAAGAATTTATTATTACGAATTGTCCTTTGTGCTTATTGAATAAATCAACTGTCTCTGCTCTGTTTCGATTAGAAATGTTATAAATGCTTTCTTTCATAATATTTATTGTGTTTAGTATATTTCTATTATCTCTCCCGATAGATAATAAATTCTAACATCGGGGCTGGTCTTGCCGTATCCACCCGCAATAAATTTTGCATATTGCTCTATGTCATTAAAATAGATCAAACCAACAAATCTGGCCATTCCTGACATGGTTCCTCCTTCCCAGCGTGGGGGAGCCAAACTTGGATATGAATCAAACACTTCATGCCAGTAGTCTTCTACTGCTTTGTTCTCTGGATAGGGATATTCAATTACAGCGGGATAACCTACCGTTTTCCAGATATTAAGCGGGATTTGTTTTATATATAACGGATTCCACCTATTTGAACAATTCGGACACATACAACTATCTTTAATCATAGGCATAAATATATCTCTTGCTTGTTCTTTAGATTCTGCCTGTATTATTACAACACGGCAGACCTTATTATTTACCTCATATTGTCCGTTAGAAGCAAACTGCTCTATTTCGTAAAAATTAGTTTTCATCAGGTTTAGTTTATGTTAAAATATAAATCTACATCTTTTGAAGAACAATCTAAAAATTCCCCGTCTCTCAATCCCTCCTTGTTAAATAATTTATTTACAAGAGTAATTGGAAACTCCCCGTATGTTATATCTTCCATCGATTCTACCCAAAACCATTTTTTGAGCTTTTTGTGATATGCTTTTATTTTCATAATGTTATTTATTTTTATCCTCTCCCTTGCAGCATCTACTAATAACAGCTTAGTGTATCTTATTATTTCTTCTCTTACCTTATAAGTCATAGGGGCTTGGTCTAAAGTAAGAAGCGGAGATTTTTCAATTTCAGTAACTAAGCGATTAAGTTTTTCTATTCTGCCGATAATGTCGTCTTGAAACTTTGTGAATACAAATTCGTCAATTTCTTTTTGTGGATAACTCATAATGTTTTTGTTTTAATTTGTTTTAGCAAATGTAATACAATATTTTTAATATGCAAATTTTATTTAACTTAATTTGAAAATAATTTACTATGTTGCTCTGCCAAGTGATTTTTAATCCTATCCTTTCCAATATTAAAATAGGTTTCGTATTTTTCCATACAGATATAATTTCTATTAGTATTTATCGCTGCAATAGCGGTTGTAAAACTCCCCGCACAATTATCCAAAACTAAATCACCCTCGTTTGTATAGGTCTTGATAAGATACTCAAATAAGGCTACGGGTTTTTGTGTAGGATGTAACCTATCTTTGTCAAAATCGAATTGTATTATATTTTTAGGGAAAGCTCCCTCGTTTATGTTTCTATTAAACGAATATCCAACAGACCCTTTTGTGGGAGTGTCTATGTCTTTTTGTTTATGATGTTGGTATTTATTTTGTTGCACATCTACGAATTGTGGGTTATATATCATTTTAATATTCCCAGTTGTAGATGAACTTGCCTTAGAAAAAACGCACACATCTTCTTGTTCTTTTATGGGTTGTCTACTCGCCATTATAAAATTTCCATATCTATTTTTTTGCCATATCCACTGATACTTAAACATCTTCAAATTACTACAAACTAACAAAGAAGTAAACGGCTGACTTGCTGTAAGCACTATCGCCCCATTATCTTTTATAATCCGCCTATACTGTTCCCACAAAAGTTCAAACGGTATAATCGTATCCCAATGGCACGCAGTCGAGCCATAAGGCGGGTCGCATAAAATTAGGTCGATAGACTTATCTTCAATATTTTTCATCAATTCAAGGCAATCGCCTAAATGTATACTATTCTTTTCCATTTTGTAATTATTTCATTTATTCACATAAGGCACTTTATATCCCAGCATCTAATAGGATTTCCAAATAGTGTCATAATCTATTTACTGCTTATACTATATTCTATCAGGTTAACTTTCATTATGCTGGTCGTATGTCATCAGTGCCCGATGTTGCACACACTTTTTAATAGAATATAAATAAGGTAATCCGATTTTTTCAGCAATTATGTGCCGTCACTTGGTGTCCGATGTGTGAACCAATACCAAATAAAAACCGAAACCCAATATTGCGCGACCATTGTAAGGTAGTTTTGCGTTGGGCTTCGGCTCGTATGTTATTTGGTATTATACACAACAATTTACACAAAACTTCCTTACAAGTACAAAGGTAAGCATAATTATTTAATATTACAAATATTGTTTGTTTATTGTATAAGATCATTTAAAGTATGTTTTTATCTTCTCGTCTATATCCACCATACCTGAGCAAATATATCCTTCGGACATTGTAATAGAACTATGTCCCATGTATTTAGATATAGCGTATAAATCCAGCCCTCGTAGATATAGGTTCGTAGCGAATGTCCTACGAGCTGTGTGTGAAGATACCAACAGATACTTAGGCAGTACAACATCCTTCCCACCTCTAAAAACTTTCTCTTCTTGCCGGATGTTCGCTCTAAAACACAGCCGCTTGATGATTCGATCAAAAGCGGCCGTAGTAACGGGTTTAAGCATCTTTAGTTGTTCGAGTAAGTCCTTCACTATGGGTTTTAACGGCACGGTCGCCTCAGTCTTGGTCTTAATAGACACATAGGTCAGCCTGTCACCGTGAATATTGCTCTCACTAAGTTTCTCCGCATCGGATAGGCGGCAACCTGTGAACGATTCAATCGCAAACATAGTCCTAACGTATCGTTCGGCTTTAGACTTCATTGCCACCCGTATTAGTCGCTCAAGCTCCTCTTCCGACAGATAAACCGCTGTTGAGGCCTCTTTTCTTACGTTTAAGACAGTTTCGTAGTTCTTGCAAGGTATTTTAACATCCTCGCTTGCCCGATTGAACGTGGACTTTAAAATGCTTACATAGGTACGTACGGTGTTTGCCGAAAGAGTTTCCAACATTCCCTTCTTGATCTTGAACAGATTGGATTTGGTCAGGTCGATCCATTCGGGTTGCTTGCCGATAAAGGCTTCAATCATCGGCAATAAGAATCTATATTGCGGATATTGTTCAGTTAGATATTCGGAAAAGGTGTGCATTATTAAGAGTATTGAACGGCAGATTCTCGTGCGATAAAAAAATGTATACCTTTTGAGCACTCATTGAACCTCTCCTCGTCAAAATCTGTAACGCTTACAATTTCGCCTATTTTGTATATAAACGAAGCGTCTTGATTAGATTCAATTTGTGTAATCTCCGCCTTTGACCCGTCAATATTTTGTATATCCAAAACTTCTGCCTCCGAGCATCTGCACTTTAGGGTTGTGGCAGAACTTCGTTTAGCATTTTCCGTTACCCTTAATTTGACAATATGATTAGATGCTTTTTTCCATCCAATAAACGCCCCCTCAGTTGGGCACTGGGATAATAAAAACCCTGTTCCCTCATTATGTATTACTTTGCTAAGGTCGGCATTGCTAAGGTTGGCATAGCGAAGGTTGGCATAGCTAAGGTCGGCATAGCGAAGGTTGGCATAGCGAAGGTTGGCATAGCTAAGGTCGGCATTGCTAAGGTTGGCATAGCTAAGGTTGGCATAGCTAAGGTTGGCATAGCTAAGGTCGGCATAGCTAAGGTTGGCATAGCGAAGGTTGGCATAGCTAAGGTCGGCATAGCGAAGGTTGGCATAGCGAAGGTTGGCAGAGCTAAGGTTGGCATAGCTAAGGTTGGCAGAGCTAAGGTTGGCAGAGCTAAGGTTGGCAGAGGCTTTTATCGCCTCTAGTAAGGTTTCCCTTTGTGAATTGTTCTCGCTTTCCCACGAAAACAGAACATTTCCGTAAATACTTTTGATTTCAATTTTAATCTTTTTCATAATAATTTAATTTAACTTGGTTTATTTAGTGGAGCGAGTAGGAATCGAACCTACACGATATATAGTTTGTGTTAGTTTGCACCCTATTCGGGGATACTGGTTATGATTTTCACAAACCTTAAAGGATGGTTTTGCGTAACGACTATTTATCAAACTTGTGTACCGCAAACTTATTGCCCCATCCTATCTATGCCCATAACAATAGCGTCTACCAATTCCGCCATCGCTCCTTTTGGGCGGATTTTCGCCGCCTCATTCGTTTGTCAATGAACCTTATATCTCTCACTTGGTAACGGACTTACTGGCTTTGACTTGTTCGGGCTTATACTTCAAGATGCCACTTCTGTCTGATCTGTTTTCGTTCCTAAAGTTCAAGTGCTGTTATCGAATCGTTCGGATTAGTGCCACGCTTGTACTTGTTCAACCTATCTCGGTAACTCTTTTGCAAAGGTAATAATGTTTTTGGACTTTGCAAATTTAATTTTTATCGTTTTAATTCTGTATTCGTTCAGGTAACTCATTCGACTTGAAGTCTCCATTGGCCAAAGTTAGTCTGATTAGTTTTCGTTTCGCTTTGCCCTCGCCTAAATTCGTTCGGTCGATCAGGTCGGCATTGGATGTGAGCAAGGTATATGTGCCTTGTTTGGTCATTACAACTGCTTTCTGACAGCGTTCGGTGACTGGGTATAGGTTTAGATGTTTCATAATCTATGGGTTTTTACAAATTCCAATTGCTCCTTAAATAAAGGATAAACAAAACCTTTCGCTTCGTATATTTCATTATATTGGTTACTCATAATGTCTCGATATTCGTTTTTAATGTCCTCAATAAAAAATTCTTCGGTCAGCCCGTCATCGCAGTTATCAAACATATTTAATTTTTCTGCAATATCATCACATGATGGGTGGGTTTTCCATACATAAAAATCTCCCTCGTGGACACAAGATTGACAATTATATATTTCTCCTACCTCAATAGGTAGCCCACAAAAATTGCATAGATGTGCTTTTTTAGCCTTGTGTTTTGAATTGTTTAGTGTTGTCATGTTAATTTATTGGTTAATTATAATGCAAAGGTAAAAAATCATTTGGAATAACAATACATTATTTGATTTATTTTTACTATATAACCCAAATTAATTCGTTTGAGTATCATTACTTTATGGATTCGGTCAGTCACATTAGGTAATTTAGTGTAAAGTAATATCATTACAATCTGTCAAAACAAGTCAAGTGAGAAGCTGACTAATTAAAATTTTATCGCTATCTTTGTAGGAAAAAGTCATGGCTGTATATTCTCAAAATCTAATTAACCTGTGCAAGAAGCACAAACTGCAAATTGAAGACCTTATATTTTGTGTCTTGACCACACAGGGCTGGAATCATCGGGATTCCTATATAGGGGCGTTCCGGCCCAACAACAACAACCCAAAGACGATTTCAATGGCGGCTTCCAAAAAGCTAAAGGAAGAAGCTGTTCAAAAATACCTGTTTACGCTGCATGAGATAACAAGACGGGAAGACAGCAATCAGGTACAGGTGGAGAAACAGCTCAGGACGGATATAGAACAGGAATTTGCCGCAAAGGGTCTGGTAGATCAGGCCGAAGCCGACCCAGATAATCCCGCTGTAACAATGAGTGATGTAATGGCATTGAGAGACAAGGCTGCAATTATAAAAGAAATAAATGAAAACATAACTAAGTGTACAGATAATAAGCAAAAGCAAGACTGGCTAAAGATGCTGATTGATGTACAGCAAATGAAAAAGGATTCAGATGACTCTGAAGAGGATACTCAACTTTATTATATCCCCTTATCGTGTCGAGATTGTCAGCTCAAAAAAGATTCGGCTGGGACTGTATAAAGTCGTTCGGCTGGGTAAGTCGTTCGGGTGGATTAGTCGGTTAGGAATACTTTGTCTGGAATATCCAGACGGATTGAGTGCCGGAGTAAATAACCTTGTATCTGATTTACTCTTCCTGCTAATTTTACCCACATAGTCCAAAACTCACATTCGGAAGCAAAGCCTTTGCGCTGGGATATTACTTCATTGAGCATACCGTTATATGTATGCAGCATCATTTGGGGATTAACTGTGTTCATAATATTTATTATTAATGTCGGTTATAGTTCTTCTACGCTGATTCGTTTCTTGTGGTCAGACCATCCCGTCTGGATAAAACTGATTGGATTCTTTTTACTTAATCTACTAAGGGCTTTTTTCCTTGCTTCTGTTTTGTTTTTAGCCATTATTCTAAATTCAACTACATCAAGTTCAATTAAGACTTCAAATGGCTTATTCTTTTTAGTTTTCATGATAAATTTATTTAGTGTTAATTCGTTCGGTTACTAAAATCGTTCGGTTACTAAAGTCGTTCGGTTACATTACTCGGTAGGGGCTTATTATTGCCTTGATAAAGTCGTACCAATTATAGTTGTTCATATCAAATGCGGTCTTAGCATCCATTGCGAGATACAGCCGCCATATTTCCGATAGATCTTCCGGCGCAAAGCTTGTTTCAAATACCAGATCATTTATAAAGTCCTTAGAGCTTTCATGGGTAGTCATTTTGTTGCTCAGTTGGTCAATCAGATAATCGTAATCTGCTGCTGTTGCTTTCATTTCAGTATTTATTAAAGTTCGTTGATTTTATTTAGTTCCATGATTTTGGTTTGTAGTCTTAAAACCGCTTTCCGGCGGGTAAAGTCATTCTTTTGAGGGTATATTCTCATCTCCCTTTTTATTGCGTGCATATCATCGTATAATTTGTTTAGTTGCTTTCATTGTAGTATTTTTTAAAAATTTAGTATAGGTAAGGATTTTCCCACCTCAGTATTTGCAAACGGCCTATATTCAGGTATTGGTAAGCCTTTACGTGTATAGGTTAGGTAATTATAAAGCCTTATTTTTGCGCTATACCTTGTATCAATATAACAGACTTTTGTTTGCTGTATGGCTCGGATATTAGGCTCTCTGGTCGGCTCATAGGTTTGTAGGGAGTGCAATGATGGCTCTATATTAGTTTCTTGGATATTGCCAGTCTTTTGGCAAATTATCGCATATTTATACGGTCTTTCCATGTCTGTATTTATTAAAATTAAATTTTTGTACTCGTTCGGGTCGTTCGGGTTATAAAGTCATTCGACCTCATTTGCCGGTTGGGTCTAATCAGGTTTAATTAGTTGGATTTAGTTTAATTTAGTTTCTGTTGGAAATAGTTTCCTGTGGAAAATGGTTTTAGTTGTTAGCTATTAATAAAATAAGTTGAGATAATAGGATAGTGATTTGTTTCATTATCGGTGAAGCTATCCACTATTTTACCCACCAATTTGCGGGTATTTCTTAACTCGAATAGGTTTGTATATGGATAACTATGCGGGTTTTCAATTCGCACGCATGCGTCTTGGCTTCCTATAATTTCAAAAAAGACTTCTTTTGTAACTGCTTTCATGGTTTCTGTTTTTTAGATGTAAATAATAATAATTGTTATCCATATTGCTGCCATAAATAGGCACCAAAGGACTGTCTTAATTCGCTTGTCTGCGGGTGTGGTTGTTTTCATAGTTATACAAAATCAATTAGTTTGACCTGCTCCTCTTGTCCGTCCTCGTGTACATATACAATCCAAATGCAGTAACTTTGCCAGGCTGTATTATAAGTGCGCTTTATCGCTGCCATTGCTAAGGATGCTGTTTTGCCAAAAGCGTAATCAAACGCCTTAGATTCTTTGGACGAGGCTATATAAGCCTTAAAATTCTTAACTGTTTTCATTTTGATTAGTTTTACTTTGTTTAAGGCAGTTTCCTGCCTTGCTCACAATTTAAGGAGTTGCAACCCTTAAAACTAAATTAGCTGTCTTGCCATTAAATCAAATTTCTCACAAAAACAGAAATATTCTTTGCCGTTTGCACTTATCTCTTGATATAGGTTATTCTCTTCAAATACCTTTAGTCTCATTTCTTTGTTGTGCAAGTTGCTATTTAGGTGCTGCATACCCATTATTACATTTACCATGTTATATACCACACTAAACGGATTTAGGTATGTAGCTTTGTCTTTGGTAAGCACATTAGTAACTGTTGTAATCTTTTCGATTGTTGTTTGTGTTTCAATTGTTTTCATTTTATTATTTAATTTAAAATTGTTATTCGTTCGGGTTATAAAGTCGTTCGGGTACTAAGGTCACATTCCTTTTATAGCTCAGTACCTTTTACAGTACTTTGCTTGATTATTAATTAATTAACTGGGTGCCTTATTCGGATAGTTCACCCGCTTCAATAAGTCGCATAAGTTCATTTACTGTTATGGCTTCCACTTCTAATATGTGACCGTCTAAATCTTTTTTAGACAAATGTGCAACCTTACGACCTCTAAACTCAGTAAAAGAGACAGTAGCCATATACCTATCGTTTCCGTCGATATAATAGCATAAATTCATACCGTCGTACATTCCCACATTTGTAACAGTTTCGAGATCGAAATGTGATAGTTCTCCTGCATCCAGTTTGCGATCATATACTAATAACCCGTACTTTGTTTCGTCTATCTCATAGCGTAAAAATCCATTTCTTGGAAAGCCCTCTGATGCTGGGCGCATAAGTAACCGATACCAATATTCGGGTGCTTTCATTTCAGTATTTATTAAAGTTCGTTGATTTTATTTAGTTCCATGATTTTGGTTTGTAGTCTTAAAACCGCTTTCCGGCGGGCAAAGTCATTCTTTTGAGGGTATATTCTCATCTCCCTTTTTATTGCGTGCATATCATCGTATAATTTGTTTATTGCTTTCATGGTAGTATTTATTAATTTTAAAGTTTGTTAACTCGTTCGACCCCTTTACTCGTTCGACCTGTTTGGCCGGTTGGGTCTAGTCCGGTTTATTTTAGTTGGATTTGATTTAATTAGTTTCCAATGGAAATAATTTCCTGTGGAAAACGGTTTAAGATTGGGCTGGATTATATTGGGTTTTTTATAATCCTCTTTTTTATATACTCCTCCCAATTAAATTTGATTCGGGTGCTGCTATCGGGGCCAAATTGAGCTTTACAAATATTACAAATACGGTCTTCGCTAAATTCGGTTATATCTCCGCCACCGCAAATAGGGCAGTTTTTATAAGCTCGATAAGTTTTCATTAGCTATATTCATTAGTTTGTCAAATATAACTGGGTCTGCCAATTTTAGCTCACCGGATTCAAAACGGGTATTTACTCTTTTGCAAAACTCTTTTGCAGGTATTAAGGGAGAAATATAAATTCCGAAACTAATTTCCGGTATAGCACACAAGTACTCATATCCATTTCTTATTGATTCAATTTGTATTATTTTTCCCATTTTATTAATTTTAAAAGTATTTATTAATTATCTGTACATTATTACCTTTTACAAGGTATTGAAAATTTGCAGAGCGCAAAATCTTATCGGGGTTGCCAATATCCTCAACAAGATTAAACCCTTTTAATGCTGGATTAGAAGCAAGTTCAAAACCAAGAGCCTTTAGCTCCTCTCTTGTGGTTATCTTTAAAAATTCAGCTTGATTGGCTAATATTTTAGGCAAATACTCATCTGTCATAGTTTTCATGGTCTTATTTATTAGGTTGTGCCATTTTACTTATTGCCATATCAATAAGATACATTTTACTTTCTTCAGTCGGACTGCTAAGATTAGATACATGATAGATTACTTCAATTAGCTGTTTTTTACTCATTTGAATTAATTTAGCTACCTGTAAATGGATTTCTGATTTAATTTCATTGTCTGTTTTCATAATGTTATTTATTACCCTGTTATTACTATTTAGTTTTTATTTTATCCCAAAACGGGTCATAAGAAAACGCCACATCATAGCATAGTTCCTTTGTTTCGGTATTATGAAAGGTTGTAACATTAACTGTATTTTCTACCTTGTATGCTTTAATTATTGCTGTCGTTGTGTCATTTGCTTTAATGTACAGGTCTGATTCGTGGTGCCCGATGTAATTTTCTGGGCATGATTCCATAATTTGTTGATAAATTGTTTTCATAATATTAGATTTTTTCAAGTCCAGAGTAGATATTAAAAAGAGTATCACAAAACTCATTCAATGTTTCAGGGCCGGGATGCACATTACCTAATTGATAATCTCTAATCCATAACTGTAAACTTTTTAGTTCGTCTACCTTTAAAGCTATCTCATTCCTTAGATCAATAACTTCTTGTTTGTAATTTGTTTTCATGATATTTAATTTAAAATTGTTATTCGTAATAATGACGGGCCATATTTTCGTTCTGTCCTCTTTTTAATTCAAAATAAACGGCATATCCTTGTTTTGAATACTCTTTACATACTTTATTGCTACCAAAGCCAAAAGGTGTAAAGATAGCCCCACAATAACGATATGTGGTATACCACCATCCGCCCTCTTCCGGGCCACCATAATTACGGGATGTCTCATAATAAGAAGTCCAGAATACCTTTAAAAAAGATAGCCTGTATCTTAATCTTCTCATTGTTTCATTGTCTTTGCAAAACCAATAAACATTCCAAATTTTAGGAATGATAAAATCTAAAACCTTTTTCATAACATTATTTT